CGAAGGTAGAAACGAAGGAGGAGGAGGTAGAAACGAAAGGAGAAGAGGTAGAAACGAAAGGAGAAGAGGTAGAAACGAAGGAAGAAGATGAGAAAGAAGAGGAAGAAGAAGAGGAAGAAGAAGAGGAAGAAGAGAAGGAAGCGAAGGAGGAGGAGGAGGAGGAGTTTGAACTAGATTTAGAAGAAGAAGAACAAAGGACAACAGAGGAAGAAGAGAAAGGGGAGACGGAAGAGGGAGAAGAAGAGGGAGAAGATGAGTTTGAACTAGAGTTAGAACTAGATGATGAAGATTTAGAAACTACAACAGAAAAAGAAAAAGATGAAGATGAACTTGTAATAACAGATTTAGAAGTAGCAGAAGATAGCGACGATGATGACGAATCTATTGGATTTGGAAGGCAGATTGGAAGAGGTAAAGAACCTCTTCTCTATGATTTATCATATCCGCTTCAAAGACTTGTAAATGGATATTTAACGAACATAGATAAAAAATATAAACGAATACGGTTCGCAGAAACAAGCGCCTTTCAAGATATTTATAGTAGCAAGACTTTTGATAAGTATTCAAGAAAATGTAGAAAAGGTCTTCAGCCGATAATGATTACAGAAGAAGAGTATGAAAAGTTTAAAAAAGAACGACCGGGTAGTTTTGGTTATATGAAAGCACTAGACATGGATACAAACAAACCTATTGAAAGTAAAGACATTGATACAATCAGAGAACATTATGCATCTAAGGTAACAGACGACGATCTTGACGTATTTTCACTATCATATAAAGGGGCAAAATTCATATGTCCAAAATATTGGTCAATGTCCAAAGAGAAACCTTTGTACCACGAAGAAGTCGACGATGATAAGATATTTAATTATCGTATTACAGCAAGTGAACATAAAAAGGTAAATGTCGGAAAAGATGTTCTTTTGTCGTATGATTATACCACAAACAAGAAAGACCCAAAACCAAGAAATCCAGAAACAATCAGTTATCCAGCCTTTATAAAAGGCGATGGAAGACCTTGTTGTTTTAAAGTATCACAACCAAAAAAAGGCACGGGGATAGCAGACCAATTGAAGAGTATGAGAGTTAACCAAGGAAAAACAACTAAAGAAACAACTCCTACATCTTTAGTAAAAGAAGGTAATAAGTGGAATACAGAAAAACAATATGTATTGCCTGCTACTGACGTTATAGATATGATGAACTTAACTGGATTTCAAGAAAAATGTAATACTTTATTAAGTAAGTATAAAAATAATCTTACCGCCTTGTGTATGGTTCGTAAACCAGAACTAAAAAATTATTATTATGACTCTCTTTTGCGTTCAATATTTACAATATTTGAGTTTACACGTAGTTCCGAAATGGAAGGGATTGAAAATATTGACAAATTTACAGAATTATTAGCGAATAGTGTAAGTGCTGAATTATTTAGAACCCTTCACGGGGGAGCATTAATGCGTTCATTCCTTCCGGATGACACTAAGATTAAAGAATATATTTCTTCTAAACCCAGTGATTTCTTTAAAACTTGGTTAGATAAATCTAATGTTGTAGATCCACTGAGAGAAAAATTCAATAAACAGATTGACGAAGGTTCTCCATCTGATTTACTTATAAGATGGGCCGTATCTCATACTAGATTTATAGAACATACTCTAGACAAAACTGAACCAAAAACCCTCAATATATATTGGGAAATCTTAACGATGTATCCTTGGCTGTTATTGAACGAGTCCTTAGGTGGAGATTCCTACCTGAAAAACGGTATTAATATATTTGTTATAGAGTTTATGGAACCTCCATTCTTAATATGTCCACCAGAAGGAAGGCTTCATAACTTTTACAAAGATGACCGTCCTATCGCAATCATTATGCGATACAATGGAGTGTATCAACCAATGCTGTTAATAACAAGACACGATACACGTACAAAACAAAAAGGCGATAAAACATATAGCATCCACGGCTTGATTTCACACGATTCCAAGAATCTAAAAGATACATCGCCAGAAATTCTTACACTTGTAAAAGATTTATGGAAATCCGTCAGTGTTCTACCAACTCATTTAAGAAATCAATGTGCTCCAGAGAGTATTAAACCATATTCATCAACACCAACGCACGAAGAAGTAATTAGTGAAATAAAAGACAAAGACCCAGAAGCATTAGTTATTGATAGTCTTGGAAGAATTACTGGCGTATCCTATCTTATTGGAATTGATGCTGATGGTGCTTCTGCTGCGTCAGTTGGTGTTCGTAAACGTGTTATTATCCCTACACAACCAACATCTAGTGAATATACAGTTGGGCTTAATGTAATCACATCTGATAGTGAAACTGCGCCATACGAAGATATCATAGATTGGTTTACAGAACTCTACGGGAAGATTAAAAATACAAACACACCATTTTCAAAGTATCTTAAAAATCTAAAACCTGTATTAAAAAGGGAAACAGATTCTCTTATTGTTTCCGGTGTTCAGTTAAATGATTCTCTTATTTCACCGGTAAGCGACATTGTTAGATATACACCCGGAACATTACCCAGAAAGTTCAAAGATGCAATTATCAGTGAATGGTCAAATGAAACAGACGCGATTCTAACCCAGCAACCGAGAGAAATGTCTGAAGTTGTAAACACAGTCGATGACACCATTCAAGCGACCGTTCATAATTTCTTAACAGACCCCGAGATTTACAAAAAAATAACAGAAATACATAATGAGAGGCATACTTCACATCATGACAAGATACGTAAAATCAATAAAATTATCAATACACACGGCGATTTAATAGAATATCCCAAAGAAACACGAGAAGAAGATAAGGATAAAATCTTTAAAAATATAAGAATTCAAATTACATTTATTCTTTCTTCACCACTTGTATCTAAAAATATTCAACGCAGATTTAAAATGAAAAAGTATCCAGATTTCCCGGATAGTGCCGACAGAGAAATACATCTTACGTATTCACAAATATTAAATCTACACAAAAGAAACCTTTACATTCTAAAGAGTAAATATATTACAGGAAGTGAAATGTTTGCCATCGGTGGTGCAACCGACTATTCATATATTTCTTCTTCTACAAAGAATACGCCAATACCAATACAAAACTTATGGGGTGATTATCTTAAATTTGGAAGTAACAATTCAACGGCAATTTTATCCAGAGGTGGAATAATTTCTTACAAAATGTTATCTCTTGGATTAAGCAGTAAAGACTCTTGGGATTCTATCGCGATTAGTTTGCGAGATGCTATGGATGATCCAGTATTAGATGGTGAAAAACTTCGTAAAATAATGGTTGAGTTGTGGATGAAACTGTTTGATGAAGTTGGTGAAAAATATTGGCCAAATATAAGTTCTGTTCTTCACAAGGAATCTAGAGGTATGACCGAAGAAGATTATTTGAATACTACTAACTTCTTAACAAGCCTACGGACTGGTAGAATTGACCCAGGATTTACAGATTTACACTTATTACAGAGATACAAAAACATCAACTTTATATTGTTATACGGATTTAGTATTGGTGAAACGATTGATTTTAAGAGAAAGCCTATTATAATGATCGGAAGAGATATCGATAATTGGGAAGAACATTCATATTCCATCCTCATGAATACAAGAGACCGTTCCGAGCCAAATCGGTATACATATTCGCCAATCATTGGTATCAAAAAGAGAGAGATTGCATCAAGTTTCTCACCTTCAAAGAATAATTTCCCATCATCTTTTTCAAAACTATTGAAAGAGATTCCGTCAAAAAAGAGAAGGCATTGGGTAGATCCAACCACACATTCGTGGTTGCGAGACTTTATGAAAGCAGCGGAGTAAGTTCATAACGTTTTTTACCGAATGATAAAAATGTTTTCATTTCATAACCCGTCCCCTTTCCAGAATATGTAATATCAAATGAGGGTTTTTCCATAGAATCTGTCAAATATTCTACGAGAGCCTCTTCTTCATCTGTGTATATGGTTTCCTCAAAATCGGGAATATTCGTTGTCAATGATATTTTAGTTCCAAATCTCTCAGTTTGTATTACTTGTATATTTGAAGGCTTTTCTGGTAAAATCATTCTAGGATGTGTGGCTTTGAGATACGATCTGTTAAATTGTGTTGCTATTGAAAATGTGTCCTGAATGGATACATCTTCATTAAGAACCATATCTTTATCTACATACTTCATATCTAGTGTTTTTTCAAATCCCTCAATTAATTGTTTCTGAACTTGAGAAGGTGTGATTGGTTCAAGCCCAACTGTTACTGATTTTCCTATCGCATCTTTTGCTCTTTTCAACGCATTTGACAGAATCATCATTGGGTCCTTAAACTTTTTTAGTTCACTATCTTGTTTGTAGCCATCATACATAAAGGATTTCTTAGTTTTCCTGTTTGGGTCCATAAGATAGACATCTGTTTTTAAGTTCATAATAGCATTTCGTAATTCTATATCTTTTCGGCTCGCTCGTTCATACGCGATAGCCAGGTAACGTGTTATAGTCAACCGAAAAAAATCATCTGGTTTAAGAATTTGTGTTTTAGGAGTTGTAAACTTTTTAGAAAATCCTCTATCGTCCGTAATCAAAAGGTCATCTTTTTTTGTTTGTAATATTCTATTAAATCTTTTTATTTCAGTTCCCGGTGATGAATTAAATATAATTTGATATTCTTTTGAACCGAAAATAAGCATATCAAGCAAGCTTTTTTGTATTATTGTAGTATTTTTTAATATTTGCCTTGTCGGATCAAATACAGAACCGCTTCCAGGTATAACCGCGATACTCATCTAGTTTATTATGATATTCTTCATCAATCATCATCTTCGTCGTCCATCCATGCACTTGCATTCACAATATCATCTGCAGGCACACTCTGTAGACGAATATCCTTAGTTTCACAATACTTCTCACGTTCTTCTTCCTCTTCTCTGCGAATCTTTTCGGCCTCGTCGAGTTCAGTCTTCTTTCTCGGGGCTCTAAAGACCTTTGGAAGCATTTCTTCATCCAATAGAATCTGAGACATTCCAGTTCCACCCGGAATAGGCTGTCCAAACATAATGTTTGCAGTAACACCTGTCACTGGGTCCAACTCTCCCATATAGGCAGCCCTCATCAACACAGCATCAGTCTCTTCAAACGATGCCTTTGCAAGAGGCCCAGCGTCACTCTTCGCAACACCGTGTCTGTCAATGGACAAGGGGATACCGCGTGAAGTCATCCTATCCGCAAGAAGGGACACGTGATGATAGTTGATATAAGACTGATCAAAGGCTGCGCCAAGTTCGCGAATAATAGCCTCACGTGCTGCATCAATACCAAGTATTTCATTAATCTCCAGAATGTGATTACTAAATGTTCTCGTAGAATCCACACCAGGCATTGCCAAAATTTCCAGAAGATTTGTTCCAATTGTATCCACAACATATTCTTCTTCTTTTGTATATTCGTGGTCAATCTTTGTCATTGACTGGTTCATCTTGCGAATCACGCAATGTTCAATACCACGTGTTCCACGAATCACAACCTTATCAATAACAAGTGTTTCAATATCACGAAGTAATTTTACAGGGTCGCCTGTGCGATCATCCGCAACTTCAGGAGTCGTTAAAATAGAAATGACAACAAGAAGTTGGTCTGCATTCGTATCAGAAGATTCAATGCGAACATTCGCAATCTTTCCGCCAAGACCCTTACTGATTGAAATGTGAATGTCTTCCATAGTAACGCCTCTTTCGTGCATAACTTCTGGGCTAACAGTGAGTTGTAGTTTCCAATGATTAACTGAAGTTTCTTCTTCGGATAAGATGGAAGAATAACCACTTGGGTCATACAAAATACGAACTTTCGTTACAATATCCGATACTTTTGTGCGAACCAACTTTTTTCGCATAGCATCCGCGGCTTCTCTCTTATTTTTACTATCAGGTTCAAGGAATACTGTGACACTTGGGCTCTTTAGATTTTTACTAAGGTGGAGAATTTCATTCAATCTAGGAACTCCGCGCGTCACATTGCTTTTTTCTGAGATACCCGAAAGATGGAATGTGTTCAAGGTAAGCTGTGTCGCAGGTTCCCCAATACTTTGACCCGCAATTACACCAACCATTTCTCCAGGATGAACAAGTGATTTTTCAAAGAAGATCTTAATTCTCATCAAAATCATACGAAGTTGCTCCTTAGTAATCCTCTTCTCAAGAATAAGTACTCTTGGACTAAGGAATACTCTCGCAAGAGCCATCATGAGAGAGTTTCCTGTAAAGAAGGGGTTGAGTCTCGTTTCCTTTTCAAGTTTTTCCAGAGCGTCCAATACAACTAACGGCGTAAGATTCGTAACAACACCAACATCACCTCGCATTGAAACACTAACTTCGTCTATGATTCTTTCAAACGGAACAGAATAATTAACCCCTGTAATAGTGTCTCCATATGCTTCAAATAGTGAATCGCGGTCTTCAATAATCTTTTCAGAAAGTTCTTTTGTGCGCTTCATAATCTTGTCATATGTAGATTTTCCAAGAATACCCTCCTTTTCAGTGCCGTCTATGAGAACCTTTTTTAATTTCTCAATATCACTCTTGACAAACGTGTGTTTTTGGAAGATTTCAAATACAGTCATTGACAGACTTGGTAAACGTTGAGAAAGAATTGCCATACTGTCCATCCCATCTTCTCCGTATGCCATTTGAACGATTGTTCCGTTTGCCGAACGAACAGTTCCATCATAATGAACTTTAAGATCTTCTAATGATTTAATCATCTGTCGCTGAACATATCCGGTTGCCGATGTTTTTACAGCCGTATCAATAAGACCCTCGCGCCCCGATTGTGCGTGGAAGAAGAACTCTGTAGGTGTTAAACCTTTTACAAATGAGTTCTCAACAAATCCACGTGCTTCGGGAGAATCATCATATCTTTGGAAATGAGGCAATGTTCTTCCTTCAAATCCATATGGAATTCTCTGCCCATCAACATTAACCTGTCCTAGACACGCCATCATCTGCGCGATATTATGAATCTTACCCTTTGAACCGGATTTTACCATATTTGTCATACGATTATCCCACGAAAGACTCTTTGTCCCGATTTTACCTGTCTCTTTAATCGCACTATTAAGAATTCCGTTTACTCGCTCCTCAAATACGGTTCTGTTCGCCTTTGATGTTTTGTTCTCAAATGTTCCGTTGTGGATAGAATGAATTACCTTTGATACTTCAATCTTCTTCTCACGAATCGTATCTAAAATCTTTCTTTCAGTCTCACTATCGGCAATAAGATCGGATAATCCAACTGAGAATCCCGATTGAACTAAGAACATTACAACCAACATTTGAAGGTTATCTAAGAAATCGGAACAGGCATCCGCACCGCGATCAAGGAAGATTTGATGAATAATCCCACGGGAACCCTTATTAAGGATCCCCTTGTCAATCGCTCCACTTGCGGATTCAGTATTTGAGTAACCAATCTTAGGGTTGATGCGAACCTTTTCATCTTCAGCGTTCTTCATATCAAGGAATACCCCAGGTAGAATCATATTGAATAGGTCTTTTCCACTCCAGAGGTCTTCGCCTGTCTTGTTTAAGGGGGAAGATGCCGGAATAGAAGGTGGGGGGAGAACCCCTCTAAACCCGCGGATTCCCATCAAAATGTTC